GCAAGGCAGTTCCTTTACACCTTCCTCTTTCGAGAGGGATAACACAGACCTAAAGAAAGGAGTGTGAAAGCCCCAGCTAGCTGAATTAGCCAGCTTTAAACAAAAAGCAAGCCTTAACTACTCACTAATGACTTCATCCTGAAGAGGACGTTACCATTATGTAAGTAAGCGACTTTTTGCCAGCTACCACAACCGGTGATTATATCGTCGGTGATGCGCAATGCGAATAAGTACATAAAGTATTTACCCGTAGAGCGACTCATCCTGATATAATTCCTGCGTGGAGAAGCGACTTCAGGTTTCCATCTATAACCATAAATGAGTTTAAACTCACTTGGGTCATAGTGTAGATCAAGAAGTGCGCGCTCCACTTTAGGATCATCGATAGAACAACCTTTGGGCCTTTTGGACCAAAAAGTGGTTGATAAATTGATGTCCTGGTTGTAGCCTTGTCCGCCGTCGTTCGGACCATCACAGATGGTGAACGCTGGCCCATGCAAGGCGTGTGGGACGGCACGAAGTAGCAACGATGATAATCTTGCGAACTGTGGATATTTAACAGATAAAGCAAAAGCTTTATTGTTAATTACTATACAATCGTGGATCGAGGTAGGGTACTCAAAGTCGTAAGACTCAATGTAACCGAACTCATCATGAAAGTTACCTCCACAGCTTTCCCTGAAAGGCGAATTAATGAATGTTTTGTCAACATTCACTAAGAAGCCGACACGCTCCAGATCACTTATAAGTGACCGGGCGTGTTCATTTTTGACGATTATGTCATCGCCAAATACAGAGAAAGTGTCATCGTACTGCAGGCCGATGGCCCTTAAGATAACGGTCATAAGTTCGAACGTGAAACCATTTCCCATAGCCGAAACTTTTTTGGTAACGTAAAAATTACCATCTAAACCTTCGGTATAAAAAGTACGAGTTCTCTGTATTAAGGAGAACACGTCCTTTGGGAATAGGAAACGAACTAACTCAAGGTGAATACTATCACTAGCATTCTTTAGATCGATGGTAGCGTAGCTACTGTCCTTGATCCTTAACCGATGAACATCGGCCAAGGCATCAAGGTCGACCCCACACTCTTTCAAAAGAAGAGTGCGGAAACCGTTACCAATTCGTCTTTGGACAAGCATGTTGCACAATGGTTGAACATCAATTGGGCGATCTTTCTCATTGTTCTTACGAACAGACGAGAAACGTGATGACTCACGAATAAAGGTCACATGCGAAAGCATCCGAAGGAAACACAACTTCTTGTAATCCTTATGGTGCTTAAACATTTTGTATGACTCTTTATGGAAAGCTCTTATTGATGCTCCGTTGTGCTTCATGATGGCCGAGAAGCGCGCACGAGTGGACCTCTTTAAGCAAAGGTTTTCATAGGCAGTGTCTGCCCATAAGTCCCAGCAATCAGAGGAACACTCCCAACGTGAACGCATAAGCTTCGACTCTATCGAGTTAAAGCCATTCGTCGCGTGGGCTTCAGAACCGTTGGTAAAAACCAATGGATCTAAGCGAAAGTTTTTACACCAGTGGTGTATTAACAAACGCGCTCTATACCAGTTACCTGGTAAAAGACGTGGTAGTCTTAGCGACATGTCGAAAGCGATGTAGTCGTCGAAACATTTGTTTCTACGGTTAGTCGCGATCTCATCATCAGGAATCTCCATTTTCTTAAGGAATCGCTTGATGGCGAAATCCTCAGGAAACGACTTAGCTTCCATGAAGCTAAAAGACGTTAGGATTTTCTGGAAGGCACGGATGGTGCTTTGATGATTCATGTTCTACCTCGACTTAGGTAATGGACGGGGGCGTAACAGGGCGGAAGCCACTGAAAACGTCCTCGTCAGCCCAAGCGTTGGTAGAAGCCAAGACTCCCAGAAGGGCCTTGACACGTGCCTTAGACTGTGCGGAACCGCTAATGCGGAGGCGTACAGAGATGGCGTCGATAGCATTGCTGCCAGCGACGGTCACCTGATTATCATCATTGATGATAATCTCAGTCACGTGATTCTCAACAGGCACGCCGTTCAAGGATTTACCTTGAGAGGTTTGCTTGAAGCGAATCGAGAGACCTGGGTCAGCGGGATCGGCGTAAACTATGCCGTTGTTTTCGATCTTTTGGATCTTGATAGCCATGTTAAAGGCTCCTTAACAGTTTTTTGGTTGGTTGGTAAGCCAAAACTAAACCGTCGATGGTCCTTTTCCAATTAAGGTAAGGATTAAAGACTAGTTTTGGGGAAGGTTTAGACCATAGGAATCGGTTGTAGGATTCGACGGTAGTCCTTTGGAGGACCTGCTCGACATTGCGGGTGTGAACATAGTTAAAACTCTGTGCACCTCCACAAGGGTTCGCAGAACGACTAGCATTGCTAGTGTCACTCGTTTTGTCATACAACCATATCTCATGTGTCTCACGTTTCTTCACAGAGGTACAACAAGCCGTCTGGGAGGCTAAATTAACTGAAGTTTGTGATGAAATAATATCACCGACGTTCAGGAACCAGTCTACCACAAAACTGTAAGGGATTAACTCCCAAGCGGTTTTGAACGGATTGAAAGCAGTCTGCGAAAAGACGCGTTGGAGGGCTCCGCGGTTATAACCTAACTTTACGGTTGAGGTAATAGTAGCGTCTAGATCACACTTAGAGTAAGTGAACACGCCCCAAGGGGCGGGTAAAGCTTCATCTCTGGTGAAATCATGACGAACATTTTGCTTAGACCGTGCAGTCTTATAAACCGCGTCCCGTTTAGCCAGCAACTCATTTATATCTTTAATAGAATAAACGAGAGGCATAATGGCGTAACGGTATTCCATCCAACGAGAACCTAATCTACGAAACGCTTTGTCAGGAGACGAAAGCATTCGTTTAGATGTGAGTCCTCGCGCCCGACGATAAGTTTCTTCATCTGTAGAAGCGAACTTTCGAAGGGCTTCAGAGGCTTCACTAACCTTACCAAACAGATAAGAAAGGGTTTCCTTTCCTTCTGAAAGTTCAGTTAGTAGATCGTAAGTGGATAACGCGTTAGCGTAAGCCTCTTGCTGGGTGGATGCGATGGCGTTAGCAACTTTCTCGGTATAATTTGCGTAAGTAGGGCCAGTGAAGTCCTCAGAATTGAGATTAGACAGAGAATCAATATGATCTCTTTGCGTCCAATATCGATCCTTCGGACCAAGCTCGACCTTACCGCCGCAAATCGTGCCGCACCAAGCTGCTGCCCAGGGCCAAGTACGAAATCTGTATGGACGTTCGACAACAAATTGTTCAATCGTTCTTTGAGAACGTGAATAAGATGTCATCGAGATCTGACCAGATTTCTTGATCATCTCCCAATTTCTTTTAGAACCCTTTGATGGGTTATAAATAGATTGAGTGGTGACCCTTGGCGTGTAAGTTCTAGTAACAGAGGTCGGGACAGACCCAGCGTTCCCTCCACCGTATGTACGAGAACCTTGACAGGTTCCACCATAAGGTATCGAGCCGCCGGAATAGGTCTCCGAAACCGCGTTACTTATACTCTGGTAAATCGCCATCATTACCCTCCTTTCGCTCCTCATTCTTATACTCGGAGCCGATTGTGAGCATACCGTGACCGGTTGGTAGACGAAGTTGGAAGCCATAAGTGGCCACCAACAAGACCACCAAGACGATAACGATATACTTCACAATTATATCTCCTTAGATAAGTTGAGGAACTGTGGAACCGCGTGAGCGGCCCGGTCCTAAAAGGACCAGAAAACAACCCGGGAGGGTTG